TTTTTATCGGATTTTGCAACCCCAATGTCCTGTAGAAAGCCACAAATAAAGGCATGAATTCAAAGTTTTTTGAGTTTATGCCTATTTTTTTACCCATTTTTGCGGTTTTACTGCATCGAATGTTATAATCAATGCAGTTTTGCGCTAAAAAACACGCTGTAGCCTATTCATCATGGCTATTTTCGTGTCCATCATACTGTGAGCATAACGATTTAGCGTAACCGACGCATTTTTATGCCCCATAATTTCAGATAGCGTTTTAATATCCATACCACACTCGATAGCACGAGTAGCAAATGTATGGCGTAATGCGTGGAAGTTAAGTTTACGCACTCCTGCTTTTTCGGTTAATCTTTCAAACATAAATTGGTAAGAGCGAATGGACATCCGTTCGCCTTTTTTATTTTCTACAACAAAATTACTCCTTGCCGATGCCTTGTATTCTATTAGCTGTTCCACGATATAGGAAGGTAATGGAATTATACGCTCTGACGATTTTGTTTTAGGCTTGTCTACGCAAACTTGCCAAGTGCCGTCATCGTCTTTATCTCGATACACGGTTTTATCTATTTTAATAATACCTCTTTCAAGGTCAATATCATCCCACTCCAAGCCAATAAGCTCGCCTATGCGTAGTCCTGAGTATAACCCTAATATGATGCCAAAGAGCCTTCTATCATCGGATGTTGTAATGTAGCACTCGATTTTGCGTTGTTCCTCAATGGTAAAAGCCTCTACTTTACGGCAATCGTCAGGGCAACGTTTTAAGCGTAAACAGGGATTGTTGTCGCAAATTTCCATATCCATACCATATTCAAAAGCCATATTTAAGACGGTAAGCATTAAATTGGTGCTTGCGGAAGACATCGTTTCACCGCTACGCATATTACCGTCTTTTTTCTTTTGTGATAAAAATTCTTGTATTTGACGGCGGGAGAGATTATTAACATCAATATCACCCAGTGCAGGCACGAGATGAAGGTCTATCAGACTTCGGTATCTGCTATAAGTGCGAGCCTTAACTCGGTCTTTTTCGTAATTTTCAAGCCATTCAAATAGTAATTCTGTTGTTTTCATAGTAAAACTCCTTTTTTATATAATTTTACCCAAAAACGTGCATTTTTTGTACTTGATACATTACCATAAAACGAAATATATATCCAGCCGTTATTTGATAACTTTGACATCTTTTCCTCTGAATTTTCAGAGGGCTTTTTTATTTTGTCAATATGCTTATTCTTCTTTTGGCTATTGAAGGGTGAAAGTCGTGACACGAAAAACCTAAAAAATTTCAACTTTTTTCAAAAACACCCCTTGAAAACACCTTGCTTTTTCTCCGTATAACGAGAGGACAAGAAAAAAACGAAAGGAGTATGATTTATGAACTTGACTATATTTTCCTCAAATACAACCAACAACGCAAAAAACTGTTCGTACCCCCACGAGCACACGATAACGGACATCGATACCGCTCGCATAGCCTTATCAACCGATTATGTATGTGCCAGGTACAAAAACAACTATCGCAACATCAATAATTTTATCGCTACGAATTGCTTACCCTTTGATATCGACAATGACCATACGGATATCCCCGAAGAATGGATAACCCCTAAAATGGTCGCTGAATTTTTCACGGACGTGCCGTTTTTAGTGCATTATTCTCGCAATCATATGAAAGAAAAAGGTGGTAAGGAGGCAAGACCGAAGTTCCATATTTTGTTTCAAACATCAGAAATTACGAATGCCGATGAGTGCCGTAGGCTTAAAGAGCTCGTTTACAGCATTTATCCCTACGTAGATAAAAATGCTTTGGATGCAGGAAGGTTCTTCTTTGGTACGGAAAATCCCCAGGTTGAAATATACGAAGGCAACACGCTTTTATCGGATTTTCTTTGGACTAGAGATACCAACCGTGAGTCCGTGCACCCCTTGACGGAAACTATCCCCGAAGGTACACGAAATGCCACGCTATCCAAATACGCAGGTAAAATCATCAAGCGTTATGGGGATACGGATATTGCATTTCAAGAATTTATGAAAAAAGCCGATACTTGTGTTCCGCCCTTGTCGACACAGGAATTGCATACCATTTGGCGGAGTGCACAGAGCTTTTTTAAGAAGGTATCACAATCACCTGATTATATTCTACCCCAAGATTATAACAACGAGCAATCCTTAGAGCCAGACGATTTTACGGACGTAGGACAAGCAACTCTTTTGAAACGAGAGTACGAGCACATTTTACGCTATTCAGAGGCTACGAATTTTCTTGTATTTACAGGCAAAATGTGGGAAGAGTCAAATCCTCAAGCTCAAGGGATGGCTCAACGTCTGACATTTAGGCAACTTGTAGATGCAGAACGCCGGGTTAAGGAATCTAGAGAACGGCTTGTAAGCACCGGGGCGGAAACGATACTCGCAACCACGTCAGCAAATAAGGCGCAGGATATTTTTAACGATGAGCAAACTGGGGCATATCAAGAATACCAAGCGGCAAAAGCATATTTGTCATTTGTTATGAAAAGACGAGAATCGAAAAACATCACGTCAACGCTACGAGAGGTACGTCCTATGCTTCTTATAAACCCTAACGAGCTAGATGCTAACCCATTCTTGCTAAATACCCCTAATGCTACATACGATTTGCGGCTCGGTATGTTGGGTGGAGCAAAACATAATCAGGACGATTTTATCACAAAAATCACTAGCGTTTCACCCAGTGATGAAGGTGAAGAATTATGGCAGGAAACTCTAAATACGACCTTTAGCGGAAATACCGAGCTTATCGACTATGTTCAACGCATCGTAGGGGTGGCTGCAATCGGCAAGGTTTATCACGAGGCTATTGTTATAGCCTATGGAGACGGCAGAAACGGTAAATCTACCTTTTGGAATCTAATTTCCAGGGTGCTTGGTACATATAGCGGAGCAATCTCGGCGGACACCTTAACCGTGGGATGCAAACGCAATGTCAAACCCGAACTTGCAGAAACCAAAGGAAAACGCCTCTTGATTGCGGCAGAGCTTGAGGAAGGACAAAGACTCAATACCTCCACGGTAAAGCAACTTGCGTCTACGGACGATATTTACGCAGAAAAGAAATATAAAGCACCGTTTAAATTCCAACCTAGCCATACACTTGTACTTTACACAAACCACCTACCCAAAGTAGGCGCAACCGATGATGGTATTTGGCGCAGGTTAATAGTCATTCCGTTTAAAGCCAAAATCGAAGGTACGAAGGACATCAAAAACTATGCCGATTATCTCTTCAAGCACTGTGGCGGAGCGTGCCTCAAATGGATTATCGAAGGTGCAGAAATGATTATCCGTGAAAAATATATGCTTTATCCACCAAAATGCGTCCAAGAGGCTATGGATACCTACAAAGAAAACAATCATTGGCTAAACCATTTCCTTGACGATTGCTGCAATAAAGTCCCTGCCGATAAAGCACCTAGCGGTGAACTATATAAAACTTACCGTGATTATTGCATCAGCAACGGCGAATATGCAAGGAGCACTACGGATTTCTATACGGCTCTCGATTTAGCAGGTTTCCGTAGGCATAAAACCAATAAAGGTAGTTTCGTCTATGGTATCAGTATAAAGCCGTTACCATTTGACGAGCTATTCGTGGACGATTAAGCACCAAGGTGACGGTGGGTGGTACTCTCTTTACTAACTTATGTATAAGCAAAAATTTTTAATCTAAAGGAGAGTTATGTATAGGACTGTCATTACCGTCACTCTTGACGAAATATATAGGAGGTGAAAAAATGCGTATCCGTAGTCCCACCATTGATGACGATAAAAACAATGCAGCAAACGGCAATTGCACATCTTGGATTTAGCACAATAAAACGCTATCCACCGGGCATTGCCACAAACCCAAAAATCAAATATCAAAATAAAAATAAAGGAGATTTAAGAAATGAAATTTGATAAAAAGCTTAACTACTATCTTCGTGATGCACACGTTGATTTTACGGCATTTGAAATTCTTGAAGTTATCCCTCAGAAGAATGACCACGCCGTAGTGTTTCTTGCCCCCAGAACTATGGGAGCAAACAACCATTTTTGCGTTCAGTTTATGAGCAATCACAATTATTATAGCACTTTGGAAAAAATGCTTGAGGTTAGTGTGGAATACGAACGCATCACTGACAAGGATGCAGAGCGCATCAAAAAAGATTATTACGCAAGAAAAGGAGAGAATTAATGATGAAGAACACAAATCGCAGATTTATCAATCCTATTAACGGTGTCTATGAGAAGGATTTTTGGAATGCTCTTCGTAAGCATCAGGACTTTATCCCAGAAGAAGAAAATGTAAAGGTTAGCAATAGCGGCGCATATATCCTTCCTGCTACCCAGGCAAATAGCTATACCGAAGAGTTGAAAAAGGAAAATTTTTTCCGTTCTCTCGGTACGGTTATTCCTATGTATGAAAGCGATTACTCCATTCATATGCTTGCTACCGATGCTGAACCTGCGTGGGTAGAAGAAAACGCTGAAATTCCTGAAGATGAGGAAATTCTCGGCAATTACAAGTTTGGTAGTCACAAGTTAACCTCTATCGCTAAAATTCACATTGACCTTTTAGCCGACCACGGTTTTGACTTTGAAACTTGGCTACTTAAAAAGTATGCGCAGCGTTTTGGCAAAGCCGAAGTAAATGCATTTGTGAACGGCAACGGTGTAAATCAGCCTGTAGGTATCCTTACTGATAATGGCGGTGCGGAAATCGGCAAAACAACCAACGTGGGCAGTATAACCTTTGATGAGGTTATTGAGCTATTCCATTCGGTAGAGTCTAAATTGAGAGATAAAGCCGTATGGGTTATGAACGATACAACGGCATTTACGCTTCGTACCTTGAAGGATTCTAACGGGAATTATCTGTGGCATCCGTCATCGGACAAGCTGCTAGGCAAAAAGGTTATCATTTGCAATGCAATGCCAGACATTACAAGTGGCGCAAAACCCATTGCATTTGGCGATTTTAGCTTTTATTGGATTACGGAACGCACACCTTTTGCTATTCGCCGTCTGTACGAAAAGTACATAAGCTCTTCGCACCGTGGCTATGTCGGGGTTGAACACCTTGACGGTAAGCTTATCCGCCCGGATGCTGTGAAGGTGCTTAAAATCGGTTGATTTTTCGATAGGGTTAATTACCCTTTTGAATTCCGCTTTTTTACGCACGACAGCCCACGCCCGCTGTTAAAGTATAATCCTGTAGAGATTTGGATACCCCCACCGGGAGTGCAGAAACAAAGCAGTTTTTGATAAAAGTGGGTGCGACAACGGTGTTATCAATTATAAAAACAAAAGGCGACACAAGGCAAAATTTAGCCCTTTCCGGGGGAGTTTAACCGCTCCCCTTTAAGGGGCAAAGAGGTTCGATATGGATAGTCAGAATACAGTAATTACATATAAAGAAATCGGTGGGACTCTCTATATCGTGGAGTCAATAGCCACCGATGAAAATGCCAAAAAGGTCATAAAAGACAAGATAAAAGACCTTATTCTTACAAACGCAAAAAGTATCAAAATAGACACAAAATACCGCGCAAAATGACTTGATATTATTTTCGTTTAGAGTGATATATATGATACCCAAAAAAACGGAGGTACGTATATGCAACTCAAAGAAAAATTAGCATTCATTTGCAAAACCACCGATACCAACGAAAAAGGTATCAATCTCCTGCTCGAGTATTATCAAAAAACACTCGGTTGGAGCGAAGAAAAAGCCATCGCCTACGCTTTAGAACTTTTTGACAACGGCACGATTGATGCCATCAAAACTCTTGGCGCAGACGATGGTGATAATTCCGACTCACGAAAGGAGGTAAACAATGGAAAAACTGAATAACCCAAAAATCACAGCCTTGTATTGCCGTCTTTCTCGTGATGACGAGCTTCAGGGGGATAGCAATTCCATAACCAATCAAAAGGCTATTTTGCAAAAGTATGCCGAGGATAACGGATTTACGAATATAGAGTTTTTTGTAGATGACGGTTATTCAGGTACAAATTTCAATCGTCCCGCGTGGCAGGCTTTAATGGAACTTGTAGATGACGATGCTGTTGGTATAATTATTGTAAAGGATATGAGCCGTTTAGGCAGAGATTACCTGGGTGTCGGTATGTATACGGAGTCCATTTTCCCCGAGCATAATATCCGCTTTATAGCCATAAACAACGGTGTTGACAGTGCCAAGCAACAAGATAGCGATTTTACCCCTTTTCTCAATATTATCAACGAATGGTATGCAAAGGATACCAGCAAAAAAGTTCGTGCCGTATTTAAAGCAAAAGGTGAGGCTGGTAAGCCTTTATGCACCAACCCGCCTTATGGTTATTTGAAAGACCCCGATAATAAATTTCATTGGGTTATAGACGAAGAGGCTGCCGCCGTTGTAAGAGAGATATTCGATTTGTGCGTTAAGGGATACGGCCCGAGCCAAATTTGTACCGTTCTTACGGAAAAACGAATAAAAACACCATCGGCACATTTTAGAGAGCTTGGTATAAAATATCCTGCAAGTATGGGTGAGCTTAATGATGGGTGCGATTGGAATCCTAGAACAGTATCGGACATCCTTAAAAAACGTGAATATTTAGGTCAAATCGTCAATTTCAAAACACGCAAAAAATCCTACAAATCCAAGAAATTCATATGGAACACCGAGGACGATTGGTCGATATTTTATGATATGCACGAGCCGATTATTACCCAAGAAACCTTTGATATCGTACAAAAAATCCGTGCCAACCATAGAGTTGTGTCTAGGCTTGGTGAAATGCCTATCCTATCGGGTATGGTCTATTGCGCGGATTGTGGTGCGAAGTTATATCAGGTGCGTGGTAAAGATTGGACGGAAGATAAAGCCTATATGGTTTGCGCTACATATCGTAAAAAGAAGGGGTTATGCACCTCGCATCAAATACGGAATATCGTTCTTGAGGAGCTTATCCTTGATGATATTAGGCGCGTAACGGCTTTTGCAAGAGAGCACGAAGATGAGTTTATTGCCTTGATAACAAAGCAGTCCAAGCAAGAATTTAATAGAGTTTTCAAGGAATATAAGCGTGAATTGGAAACGAGCCTAGCTAGGGTTTCCAAGCTTGATAGCATTATTCAGCGCCTCTACGAAGATAATATTGAAGGCAAAATCTCTGATGAACGCTTTGCAAAATTAACGAAAACTTACGAAACCGAGCAGGCTCAGTTAAATGCAAGGATTAAAGAAATTCAAAAATTCATCACCGATAACAACGAAAAGGCACTGAGCGTAGATGCGTTCTTAAAATTGGTAAAAACCTATACGCAGATAGACCATCTTGATTGCGAGATTATCCGTAAATTCATAGAAAAGGTTATCGTTTTCAAAGCCGAGAAAATTGACGGCAAAAGAGTACAGAAAATCAAAATTCAATATAACGGCATTGGGTTTGTCACTTTGCCATAGAAAAAGCGTAGCCACA